CCCTATTACTACTTCCAAACGTACAAAATTATGATATGAATGCTTGGGCACAAGATAATGGAATCCCAAATGGTGGTATGGAAATTAAACGTATATTTTATGAAGCAACTCCTGCAATTACAAGATATTTTGATCCATATGCTGGTACTGGTACTGGTATGATGCAAATGTTAGATTCATTTGGTTGGGGTTCATATTCACCAGCAATTAACTTTATGTTAATGCCTATTAGTTATGATATGCAAAAAATTCAAGCAATTGAATTAAACGACCAAATTAGAAAATCTCAATATACCTTTGAATTAGTTAATAATATGTTGAGAATTTTTCCTATTCCAAAATCAGGACCCCAACTCCTTAAATTTGAATATATTCTTCTTTCAGACCGTAACAAAATGTATGTTGAAAGAAATGGACAAGAATTTATCACTAATGCATCTAATGTTCCATATGAAAACCCAACCTATTTAAAAATTAATTCAATTGGCCGTCAATGGATATTTGAATATGGTTTATCAATAGTAAAAGAAATTTTAGGATATGTTAGAGGAAAATACTCTACAATCCCAATCCCAGGATCTGAGGTAACTTTAAATCAAGGAGATTTAATTTCAGCCGCAACATCCGAAAAAACGGCATTAATTGAACGTTTACGAACATATTTTGAATCAACTTCACGCAAAACTTTACTTGAAAACAAATCACTCGAAGCAGATTTTCAAAATAAAACAATTGCACAAGTACCAATGACAATTTTTATAGGATAATATGGCTCTTTTTGGAACACAACGTGACGTATCATTAATAAGACATATCAATCGTGAGTTGTTATGGGATATTATTACCCAACAATGCGTATACTATCAGCTTAAAACTGCTGAAACTAAAGTAAATATTTATGGTGAATCTGCAGGTGCTAAATATTATGAAGAACCAGTTATTTTTAATATATTACTTGACTTAGGAGATATTATCTTTCCTACAGGAGATTTTGGTGTAGATTATGATTTGCCTCTTACATTTAAATTTTTAAGGGACGATTTAGTTGATGCTAATACTTCCCCTGATGTAGGAGATATAATACTGTGGGGTGGAGGATATTGGGAAATAGATAATGTAAGTGATAACCAATTATTTGTAGGTAAAGACCCCGATTACCCTAATAACCCAAACCCACTTAACCCAGGATTAGAAAATTTTGGTACAAATTTATCAGTTACTTGTACAGCACATTATGTATCTGCTGATAGAGTACAAATCACCAAAGAAAGAATATAAGATATGCCATCAATTAGAAAACCCCAACCGAAATCTCAAAAAGAAATTTCAAATAATTTAGTAGATCCTTATGTATTTCCTGATACAGGCCAATCTTTAGGAAATCCTAATATTCCTTCTAATTTTAACCAATTTACAGATAAAAAACAAAGCGGAATAGATTTTAATCGTTCTGAAAAAATGTCATTTAAAGATGATAAAACAAAACCATTCACTGTTGGTTTACAAGATATTGATGAATCTATTATGTATTACTTTCAAAACGTAATTCGTCCTACAGTTATTCAAAATGGAAATAGATTAGCAGTGCCTATAATATATGGATCTCCTGAACGTTGGAAATCAACCCAAAAAGATGGATATTATAAAGATGTAAATGGTGCTATTATGTCTCCTTTAATTATGTTTAAACGTGATAGTATAGATAAAAACCGTTCTCTTACTAATAAATTAGATGCAAATTCCCCTAATTTATATACATCTTGGACAAAATTATATAATTTAAAAAATGATTATTCAAATTTTAATGTTTTAACTAACCATATTCCTGTTCAACAATTTATAGTAAATGTAGTACCTGATTATGTTACATTAACGTATAGTTGCACTATCCAAACATACTATATGGAGCAACTAAATAAAATAATTGAAGCTATAAATTATGCTTCTGATTCATATTGGGGTGATTCTGAACGGTTTAAATTTAAAGCATCTATTGATTCATATTCAACAACGGTTGAAATTACAGATAATACAAATCGCATTGTAAAAGGAACATTTACCATAAAACTTTCAGGATATATAATCCCTGATACAATTCAAAAAGAAATAACAGCTATTAAAAAATTTAATAGCAAATCTCAAGTCATTATAGTAACAGAATCAACTAATAACCTAAATAATATATAACATGGCAGCAAAATCAAAAACCCAATCCGTAATTTCATTTCACAGAAAACCTAAAAAAAGAAGACCTGGAGTTCACGCTAAGTCTAAATCTAGTAAATGTAAAAATAGCAAAAATTACGTAAAACCTTATGTTTCTCAAGGAACACCATAATATGTATTATAGAACACAAAATTAAAGTCATATGCCAATAGTTTCAGAAAAAAAATTTTTAACAGAAAAAGAATTACAAGATTTAAAAAAATTTCAAAATCAAACTCAATCTATAATAATAGAATTAGGTGAAATTGAATTTTACAAAATCCAACTTGAAAAAAGATCCAAAAATATTAAAGAATCTATTATTCAAATAGAAACTCTTGAGTCTGAATTCTCTGATTATTTAGATGAAAAATATGGAAAAATATCCCTTAACACAGAAACAGGGGAAATTACAAGTTTAAAATAATATATTTTTACTATTTTGTTATATTTATAACAAAATAATTTTACCTATAATGGCAGAAACAATTATATCACCAGGTATATCATCTATTGAAAATGATCAATCTTTCATTACTCAAACCCCTACACTTTCAGGAGTATCTATTATAGGTCCAACAGTTATAGGGAGAGTAGGAATCCCAACAATATGTACTACATATTCTGATTATGTAAGCAAATTTGGAAATACATTTATAAGTGGAAGTAGTTCTTATTCTTATTTTACTTCAATCGCTGCTGCTAACTATTTTAATGTTGTAGGAGCTAATGGCCCCTCTCTTTTAATTACTAGAGTAGTTAGTGGAAGTAAATCAAATTTTACTTCTGCAACTTCCTCATTTATTTCATCTTCAGCCCATTCCTCCGGATCTCCATATAATACTAGTCCTTTTATTTTAGAAACAATATCCCAAGGACAAATAATGAATAGTACTGGTCCTACGGGAAGTAATGGTACTTTATTAAATGGATTAAGTAATAATATTAGGTGGAGTATTATTTCTCCTAATACTAGTAATGGAACGTTTTTTTTACTTATAAGACAAGGTAATGATACTCAAAATCAACAATCTATTCTTCAAACTTTAGGTCCTTTATCTTTAGATCCTTTTTCTTTTAATTATATTGAAAAAGTTATAGGTAACCAAACTGAACAAATTATTCAAGACTCAACTACTAATGAATATTTTACTCAACTTTCAGGAAGCTACCCAAACCAATCTATATATGTTAGGGTTAAAGCAGTAAATCAAACCACCCCTGATTATTTTGATAATTTAGGTATTCCTAAAACTCAATTTACAGGTTCTATTCCACTAGCTCAAAGTGGTAGTTTTGGAAATGCTACAGGAAATAATATTCCTTCGGTAGCAGGTAATTATTATGAAAATATAACTGATACAAATATACAAGGATTAACTCCTAATGATTATACAGAATCTATTTTATTATTAGCTAATAAAGAAGCTTATAGATATGATCTTTTTACTATTCCTGGTTTAATTGCAGATCCTTTAAATTTTCCATTAAGTAATGCTGTTGTTAATAATGCTATTTCAATGGTATCAAATAGAGCAAATAGCTTAATGATAATAGATATTGCTACATATGGAGAATCCCTTACTAATGTTTTAAATTCTGTTTCGGATAAAGATTCATCATATGCCGCGGCATATTATCCCTGGTTAAAAACAATTAATCCTAGTATACTAAACCAACAAATTTGGGTTCCTCCTAGTGTTTTAATGCCTAGAGTATATGCTCAAAATGATATTATTGCTTATCCTTGGTTTGCACCTGCTGGAACTTCTAGAGGGGTTGTTACTACTGCTACCCAAGCTGAAAAGATTTTAACCCAAACCTATAGAGATTCTTTGTATCAAGCAAACATAAATCCAATAGCAACATTCCCAACTTCTTTAGGTGTCCCTTCAGTAATAGTATTTGGACAAAAAACATTACAAAAGAAAAAAAGCTCTTTAGATAGGGTTAATGTAAGAAGATTATTAATTACCATAAAAGGATATGTTACTCAAGTTGCAAATTCATTTTTGTTTGAACCAAACAATAATTCTACTAGAGAAAAATTTTTATCATTAGTAAATCCATATTTAAGTACAATTCAACAACAAGAAGGCTTAACGTCTTTTCAAGTAATTATAGACGCATCAAATAATCCACCATCAGTAATAGATAATAATCAAATGGTTTGTCAAATTTATTTACAACCTACTAAAACTGCTGAATTTATTTTATTAGATTTTAATATCTCTCCCTCAGGTGTGGTAGCTTCTTAATTTCTAGTACATTTAGAAAAAAAAGTTAATATTTATAATAAAAATATAAAATGGCAAATTTTACAGTTTCTCCTGGAGTATCCATTAGCGAAATAGACAACACATTTTTAACAGGTCAACCAATACAAGCGGGAGCTGCAATTATAGGTCCAACAGTTAAAGGACCTGTTGAAAAACCAACTTTAGTAACTTCTTATTCAAGTTTTCAATCATTATTTGGTGATACTTTTATAAGTGGTGGTGATGCTTATTCATATTTAACTTCAATTGCTGCTTATAATTACTTTAATTATGGTGGTACTTCATTGTTAGTAGCTAGAGTAGCAAGTGGTTCATATTTACCTGCTGATAGTAGTTATATCCCTACAGGATCTAGTGGCCCAACAAGTGGCTTATCTCCATTTATCCTTGAAACTTTATCTGAAGGAATTATTATGAATAATTCAGGTTCAATGGTTAGTAATTCTTTAGTTTCTGGAAGTAAAGAAAATGTAAGATGGGAAATTACCCAATTAAATACAGGATCAGGTAATTTTAATGTATTAATTAGACGTGGTGATGATAATCAAAATAATAAAATTATACTTGAATCATTTAATAATGTAAATTTAGATCCAAACTCTAACCGTTTTATTTCTAAAGTAATTGGAGATCAAAGCCTAAATTACAATCCTTCTACAGTTCAAATGGAATTATCTGGAAATTTTCCAAATAATTCACGATATGTAAGAATTAAAGGAGTAAATTACACTACTCCTAATTATTTAAATTCTAATGGAAATTTAACTAATCCAGGTTATACTGGTTCGTTACCTGCTGTTGGAAGTGGTTCCTTAGGAGGATCTTTTAAAGATGCAATAGGTACAGTTTGTACATCTTCAATTAATTTTTATGAAAATATTTCTACTCAAACTCAAGGATTAATAGGAAGTGATTACAATAACATGATTAATTTATTAGGAAATCGTGAAGCATACCAATTTAATTTATTATTTACCCCAGGATTATTAGATGATTCACATCCATCCCAAATTTCAAAGATTATATTAAATACTCAAGAAAGAGGTGATAATATGTTTGTATTAGATTTAGTTTCTTATAGTAGCACTGTTGGAACAATAATAAATCAAGCTCAAGCTAGAGATTCTTCATATGCTGCGGCATATTGGCCTTGGGTTCGTATTATCGATCCATCAACTGGAAAACATATTTGGGTACCTGCTTCAACAGTAATACCAGGTGTATATGCTTTTAATGATAAAGTATCTGCTCCATGGTTTGCACCAGCAGGAATTAATCGTGGTGGATTATCTACAGTATTACAAGCTGAATTAAAATTAACCCAAACTGATAGAGACAATTTATATAATAATAATATTAATCCTATAGCTACATTACCAAAACAAGGTGTAGTTGTATTTGGACAAAAAACATTACAAAAAGCTGACTCAGCTTTAGATCGTGTAAATGTGCGTAGGTTAATAATTGAATTAAAAAATTATATTCGTCAAGTTGCTGATACTATAGTATTCCAACAAAATACTACAGTTACAAGAAATTCTTTTTTAAATAAAGTAAATCCTTATTTAACGGGAATCCAACAAAAGAAAGGATTATATTCTTTTAAAGTAATAATGGATGACTCAAACAACACCCCCGCAATAATTGACCAAAACCAATTAATAGGCCAAATTTATGTTCAACCAACTCGTACTGCTGAATTTATTTCTTTAGATTTTGTTTTACTGCCAACAGGAGCTGAATTTCCTGGATAAAAAAATTAAAAATTTAATATTTATAAACAAAACCCTAAAAATAAAATAAAATGCCAATTTTAGATTTTAACGATATTTTTTATACTGCGTTTGAACCAAAACAATCAAACCGTTTTATTATGGAAGTTGATGGTATTCCTTCATATCTTATAAAAGGGGTAGGAGCCGTTTCACTTACTAATTCTGCAGTTCCTCTTAATCACATAAATGTTCAAAGATATGTAAAAGGAAAAACTATTTGGAATACTATCCAATTTACTATGTATGAAGCCATAACCCCTTCAGGAGCCCAATCTGTTATGGAATGGGTACGTTTGGGCCATGAATCCGTAACAGGTAGAGATGGCTATTCAGATTTTTATAAAAAAGATCTTACTTTTAAAGTTTTAGGACCTGTAGGAGATGTAGTTTCAGAATGGAAAATTATAGGGGCTCTTGTTACTGAAGCAAATTTTGGGGATTATAGTTGGGATGATGATGGAACAGCAGTAAATATTCAAGTAACAGTTCAACCAGACTATTGTGTATTGAATTATTAATAAAATAAATAATTTATTTAGTAAAGGCTCCAAAAATATTTGGAGCCTTCGTTTTTCTTTTGTATATTTAATATATTAAAAATAAAAGTTATGAGATATTTAAAATTTATTGTATTAATACTATTAAATAATATAGGATATAGTCAGTATTTCCCTTATATAGGTCCTGATCAAATATTGTCTACTAAACAAGAATCTATTACATTAACAGCAAATTTAAACCAATGTAATATTGATAATCCTCACGAAACAACTGACTATGAATTAGTAGGAATCCCATATATTGAACAAATAAATAATGGAAATATTATTGCCACATCAGGACATGCTACATGTTATGGCCCTTATGATATAGGATTTAATTTTTGTTTTTATGGTCAAACATATGACAAATTTTATGCGGGAGTTAATGGTATAGTATCATTCTCTTTATATGATGTTCAATATTGCTTCCCTCAATATTCTTTACCTTCAACTAGTCCTTATACTCTTAAAAATTGCATATTTCCTGCTTGGACAGATTGGAATCTTAATTTTGGAGGACAAATGAAATATGAACTTCAAGGCGTTGCTCCTTATAGAAGATTAGTTATAAGTTGGATAAATATAGCAATGGATCATTGCACAATGTATAAGGGTACATTCCATGTAATTTTATATGAAACTACAAATGTAATAGAAACTCATATTAAATCTAAACCTAATTGCTCCAGTTGGGTAGGATACACAACAGAAGGAATTCATAATCAAGATGGAACTAAAGGAGTAACTGTACCTGGAAGAGATCATGCATTATATACTGTTAATAATAGTTCTCACAGGTTTACACCTTCCGGAAATGAAATAATACCTAATTTAATTTGGTATGAAATTGGGAATTTGACTCCAATAGGAATAGGAAATTCAATTACATTATCCCCCCCACCTCAAGGAGCAAGTTATACATGCCATTTAGAATATTCATCATGTTTTTTAGATTGGGGAAATTCATTATGTTTTGAACCTGATACTATTAATATTAATTATGAATTTGAAGATAATAATATATTAACTCCATATGTTACACCTAATATAATAAATGAATATACCCCCAATTTAGAAATTAATCTACCAGTAGATATTAATGAACATATTACTTTAAATTCTATATGTTATATTCCAAATTCATTTACTCCTGATGGTAATGAATTAAATAATATTTTTAAACCTGTATTTAATAATGTTGAAATTCAATATTTTAATTTTACAATTTATAACCGTTGGGGAGAAATAATTTACAAATCCTTTGATCATAATGATTACTGGGATGGGACTTATAATAATGCTCTATGTCCCATAGGAACATATTTATATAAAATTGATTTTAAAATTAATGATAAACTTTATTTAATTAATGGTCATGTTAATCTTATTAAATAAAAACTTTAAAAAATATTTGGAGTTTTTGTTTTTTTTTCGTATATTAATAATATTAAAAAATTAATCTTTAAAAGCTATGAAAATAACTAATTTAATCCTATTAATCCTACTAAATACCTTTATTTATGGACAATATTGCCCGGCATTAGGCCCAGATCAACTATTACCTTGTGGTGTTAATACTACTACATTAACAGCAGATCTCTCACAATGTGGGCCCGGTGGCGCAAATCCAAACCAAACAACAAATTATGGTGTAACTACAATTCCTTATGTTGCTCAAATCAACACAGGAACTATGGTTCAATTAGGTGATGATACACAAGCAGGACCTTACAATATTGGTTTTACTTTTTGTTTTTTTGGAAATACTTATACACAATTTTGGATTGGATCTAATGGTTGGATATCTTTTTCACCCGCACAACCTAATAATTTTGCATCACTACCTATACCAAATGGATCTCTTGGAGCTCCAAAAAACTGTATCATGGGCCCATGGCAAGATTGGCA